GTTAAGTGCGTCGGGTTCGTCCAGGCTGGCGATTGGCGCGAGGCGGTAGAACTCCCGGAAGACGAGCAATATGCGGTGAATGTGCCGCCTGATAGGAGATTCAGGGAGATTGAAGTCTTCGCCCTCGAAATACGCGGCGACAGCATGAACCTTCGTTACGCGGATAAATCGCTGTTAATATGTTCCCGCTACGATCCAGTAAACGACCGGCTCCCCGTCGGTAAACGTGTCATAGTCCAAAGGCGATCTGAACTGGGATTGATCGAGGCGACCTGTAAGGAACTGATCATAGACGACGAAGGGAAGGGGTGGCTGAAACCTGAATCAAACAATCCTGCACACTCATCTATAAGATTCACTCAAAATGATGACGGCGAAGACGATACCCAAATAATCGCTGTCGTGCTGGCGTCATACCAACCAGAATAGAAATAATACACCATATAGGTTGACATACTACTAGCTTCTGGTTTATGAAGTTAGTATGCAACTTTCCAAATACCTAGAGAAAAACGAAATGACCGTAGCCGAAGCTGCGCGGGATTTCGGTGTAATAGACCAGACCATGAGGCATTGGGCGATGGGACGGAGAACTCCGCGTCCAAAGGCCATGCGCCAGATCATGGAATGGTCACGCGGATATGTAACGCCTCTCGACTTCCTGGATGGAGAGCCGAAATGAGTAACCTGGATTTGTTTGAGAGATACCCAACCGTTCCAGGTCATCGTGGAATTGATACCTCTATTCATGCGGCGGAGAGTATAAAGCCGAAAAGCAAAATTCTCCGCCAGACGGTATTAGACGCCCTCTTAGATTACGGCCCTATGTCAACCCTCGAAATCTGCCTGGTTACAGACGAGCAGTACGCCAACATCCAGCCTAGAACCTCGGAGTTAAAAGCCAAAGGAAAGATTGAGGACACGGGAACCCGGCGGAAAACACCTTCTGGAAAACCGGGGATCGTGTGGGGGTTGGTCTAGTGTGTTTCAGGTCCTGGATCTTTTCAGTGGCATTGGCGGCTTTTCTTTGGGGCTGGAAAGAACGGGCGGTTTCAAGACTGTTGCGTTTTGCGAGATCGAGGAATTCCCCAGAAGGATTCTTAAGAAGCATTGGCCTGACGTTCCCATATACACGGACGTTAGAGAGTTAAATGCCCAGCGGCTCGCAGACGATGGAATTATTCCCGACATCCTTACTGGGGGATTCCCCTGTCAGGACATCTCCACTGCGGGAAAACAGGGCGGCATCGAAGCCCAGAGATCAGGACTCTGGGATGAACTCTGCCGACTTATTGGGGACATACGACCGCGCTTCGCAATCGTGGAGAACGTCTCAAACCTGCTTTCTGGCCCAAGTGAACAACGAGGGGGATGGTTTGGCAAGGTTCTCGGAGACTTGGCCGAAATCGGGTTTGATGCGGAATGGGAAATCATATCGGCGAAAGATGTTGGATGCCCCCACCTTAGAGAGCGGGTCTGGATTGTGGCAAACTCCCAACGCCAACGAGGACCGGGCAGAGTGCTATACGATCGAGACAAGCTATCGTCACAAGCAGGAAGGTCGGCAGATACATTTGGCCCAGGAGGTGCGGGACAGACGATTGTGGCCGACACCGACAGCAGCATACGGGCAGGGATCAACTGGCGGCAAGAACCGCTCGAGCGATCTCCGAAACCAGGTTACTGGACAGTTAAATCCATCCTGGGTCGAGACTTACTTGATGGGTTACCCAATTGGATGGTCGAGCCTGACATCTCCAGAGTCGGAGTCGGAATCCCCGATAGACCCGCCCGTCTCAAAGCAATCGGAAATGCAATCGTGCCTCAAATCGCAACCCTTATCGGGCAAGCAATTTTAAATGTCGAAATACAGAAACATTAAAACTGAGGTGGACGGGATCGTGTTCGATTCCAAAGCTGAAGCCCGTCGGTATGCAGAATTAAATCTGCTTGAAAAAGCCAATGAGATTTCTGATCTGAGATTACAGACTGAATTCGACTGTGTAGTGAACGGCCAGAAAATCTGCACATACAGGGCGGATTTTGACTACTGGATCAGGGATGAGGAGTTTTCGCCCGACGACAAATACATTGTTGAAGACGTAAAGGGGTTCAGGACTCAGGTCTACAGGCTCAAGAAGAAACTTGTGGAGGCTCTCCACGGAGTTGAAATCCGCGAGGTGAGAGCATGAACTGCCCCAAATGTGAAGGTGCCGCAATGATTCCGGGTCGGCTTCTGGCCTTTGCCTCAACGGAAACGAACCCAAATCAATTATACCCCTGCGACTATGAAGGCTGTCACGCTGGTCATACGCATTGCTGCGACGGTCTCGAAGAGGACGAGTGGACTCTTGAATACCGATGGGTAGGTCACAACGAGGAAATCCCCGAAGGGTTCAAGTTGGCCAATGAAAAGAAGAGTCATCATACGAGACATTCCAGACTGGTGGTGAAGGAATATTTATGAAGTGGTCAAAGGAAATGGAATCCAGGCTGGTATCCCTCTGGAAGTCCGGTCTGACCTTCAGGGAGATTGGCAACAAAATCGGAATGAACCGCTGCATGGTTGCGGGCAAGCTCTCCCGCATGGGCATGAGAAGGAAATTAAAAAGTTCATGGGAGGTGCCGGTACGACCTTATGAAAAAAAAGGCGACTGGGAAAAAAGGGGGGATTTTAAATTCTGCCAGTGGCTGGAAGATGAATTCTGTCACGCCCCGATTAGTTTAAACCGGAGTTTTGCATTTTGTGATGAACATATAAAAAAAGTTATGAGGCAGGGAGGAAACAATGACAATCTTCAGTGAGAAGGACGCGGCAAATTATTTTGGGATTAAGTTTAAATATCCACGGGTACACGAGCCGTTGAAATCGGTCAGGCGGGTTGTTCAGCAAGAGTTTAATTTAACGAAAAAACAGATGTGCGGTCGTCAGCGCAACAGAAATATTAGCTGGCCGCGCTTCATAGCCTGGTGGATTTCCACCGAGGTCACATACAGTAGTCTTCCCGAAATCGGCAGGGTTTACAACGTTGACCATACCTCCGTCATGCACGGCGTTAAGCGGGTTAAGGAATGGGAGGATACCAATCCCGAATGGTGGGATAAGGCGCAGGAAATCAGGGGAGAATTTCTGTGAGTACCCTTCCTTACTTTAAATTTTATACGAATGACTGGCTTGTCGATACTGCCACTATAAGCCCCACGGCGAAGGGTTGTTACATTGATATTCTTGCCCATACCTGGAGTAAAAAATCGTTTTTCAGGGACAACGACACGGAGATGGCTCGACTTTTAAGACTTACAAAAGGTCAATGGAAAAAGGTAAAAATAGAACTTGAGCAATATTTTGATCTCAAAAATGGGACGTTTTTTAACAAAAGATTGGCAAAAGAACTGCAGGAAAGTGAGGAAAAAAGAGAAAAAAATAAATTAAACGCGAGTCTGGGTGGGATAGCTAAATCATTGAAAAGAAAAGAAACTGCTGTAGCGAACGGCAAGCGAACGCTAGGAAAAAACTTGCCCATATTAGAGTCAGAGTTAGAGTTAGAGTTAGAAAGAAAAGAAATATATAAAGAAAAATGTTTTGAAGAATTCTGGAATCAGTACCCAAGGAAGGTCTCTAAAAAGGCTTCAGAGAAGGCTTACCTAAAAGCAATTCAAAAATTTACGCCTCAAGAAATTTTACACGGTCTGATGAAATATAATTTTAACCCAGACCCTAAAATGATCCCCCACGCATCAACATGGTTAAACGGAGAACGGTGGAATGACGAACCAACTGACTACGCAACCAACTCAAACCAATCTTCCAACGCAGCGGAAGCGTATAGAGATTTCGTTTCTCGAAGAGAGGCTGTCTCCTGATTTTGATTTTCAGGGATTTAAATTTAACCGCAAGGTGACGATGGCTGAACTTAACAAGGCTCTTGAAGAAATAAAATCGTCGCTGATCCCTGCGAGTGACAAGGAGATAGCTGGAGAACTATTGAAATTAAGATCTCTGACTAAAACCAGAAATGAAGGCAAAAACGACATACGAATAATGATGGAGAGTTACGCGGAGAAATTTAGGGAGTACCCCAGAGATGTCGCTTTGGAAGTTCTAGGAATGGCACCAGGCCGGTATAAATTTTTCCCTTCATGGGCTGAGTTAGAGGAAGAACTTGATTGGCGGTCAGGTTACGCCAAGGAAGCGGTAGCCGCAATCGAGGGAAAGATAATGTCAAGACGTTTGCAAGAATTGAAATGATTGATATTTCAGAACAGTCTTATCTGGCCGAAAGAGGCTAACGCATGAAGGAGGTAATCGGAAACGCCACCCTGTATCTGGGGGATTGTCTTGAGATTATGCCGACGCTAGGCAAGGTCGATGCCGTCGTGACGGACCCGCCTTATCCAGATTGGCTGGCAGATGAATATAAATATTATGATGGAATTCTAGACCCATTCAAAAATATGGAATGTAGGCAATTAATATTTTGGACAACTAAGGAAGTTTTCCCGCTAGAATATACAGCGCGACACGTTTGGGATAAGAAAACCGGCTGCGGTTCCGAATACGAATTTATATTTGAGCGCAACGGCAACGCTAATTTTAAAGTGTTCCGCTACTATTTAATAAATTCAACAGTGGCGGCGTCGTTCACGGGGGATATTTGGACAGGCCATAAAAGCCAAAAGCCAAAAGCCCTAATTGAAAATTGCATAAAATATATTCAAGGAAAAGCTGTCCTCGATCCATTTATGGGCAGCGGAACCACGGGAGTAGCTTGTGCCAAGTTAGGCCGCAAGTTCATAGGCATTGAGATCGAGCCGAAATATTTCGATATATCCTGTGAGCGTATCCAGAAGGCTTACGACCAGCCTGATATGTTTATAGAGCAACCAAAGGCCGCACAGGTAGGGATGGAAATATGATTGATATTTCAGAACAGTCCCAGAAGGCATATCAGTGGGCGACCAAGCAGACTTTAAAGAAGGTAAAGCGTGACCCAATTTTAGTATGGGCTGAAAGTAAAAAGCTCAACTCGGTTTTACAGGAATCAGTATGGGGAATCAGGAGGGCTGTAAAGTATATCCGCAGCGAGGTTGATTTCCAGACCTTGGATTATGAAAGGTTGGATAGTCCAAGAGGAACGAGCGGCACGAATACAGAGAAAGAGCCTAAGGAAGTCAGGAGATATTTAATCTGGTCGAGTGGGGTGCTGGGTCGGTTCGGGTCTCCAGGTTTGAACATGATTGTCAACTGTATCGTTGAAGGACACGAGTGTGACTGGAAATTATTCTCAACAGCGATCAAGGATTATTAATTTCGGGCGCGATGTTGAACGGCTTGGGAGGTCGTTAAGGGTTGAGCGGTGCGCCCACCGGCTGACATGACCGGCTCCTTTCCCGCTCGACCCATTCCCATGAGGGTGAAATGTCGGCACTGCTTTGTTTAGCGTTAAATATTTATTTCGAGGCCAGGGGTGAGCCAACTCTTTTGTCTATGGCCGCGCCCGCGCACGTTGTATTGAATCGGGTAAAAGACGAACGCTACCCGAATGATATTTGTTCTGTAGTCAAACAGGCTAAAACCTATTCCAATGGGTTCCCCATAAAAAACCAGTGTCAATTTTCATGGTATTGTGACGGGCGATCTGACAAACCGTTGGATGAAAATGCGTTTAACTTTTCATTCCTCATTGCAAAGCTGGTTCTGACGGGAAGGATCGAGGACGTTACAGACGGGGCGACACATTACCACGCGGATTACGTCAAGCCAGACTGGAAAATCTATAAAACCTTCACCGCGAAGATAGGGTCTCATCTATTTTACAGGTGGGAACGCTCCTAAAGCCTGTCAATTTTTCTTTACTTTTTTGTCATATTTAGTTGACATATCGTTAGCACTAACGTATATTATATCTATTGAAACAAGGAGAAAACAGATGACTAAATTTGATGAAGTAGTTGCTAAAATTGTAAAGATTTATCCGACAAAGGGGGAACAGTGGGCAACAGATCAACTCAGGCGTTGCATTGACAATACTGAGGTTGATGAAAATTCAAAAGAACAGATGAATAATCTTTATCAAGCCATGTTTGAATAGGAGCAAAGCTAATGGCAAAGAGTTCCGCTGAGAGAGTGCGGGACTTTGTGAGACGGCAGAAGGAGAAGGGATGGGTGCGGAAGTTTGTATGGATACCCAACACCCTGGAAGCCAATAAGAAATTGAAGGAACTTGAGAAGAAACTACAGGAGAAAGGGTAATGACTACAGAACCAATTACCATGATTCTTCATAAATACTGGTTTGATGTAATTGCACATAAACACCATAGGGGTACTGCTATGCACTCTTTATCATGGAGAGATGTTTGTTATGGGTTAAAGGTTGATGATGACAAATCAGAAAATTTTGATGGACTTAAAATTGAAATATCAAAGGTGACAAAGGTAATGTCTCCGAAAAGATTGCATGAGAAAGGATAATGGACATACTTGATATAATCGCGGTGTTGGTCGATGTTTTCCTTCATATACTTTAGAACAATTCTAAACTGTTGACATCAATTTCAAAATAGCCTAGTTTCGTGCTTGGACCCGTGTGCCTAAAATTAGGACGCGGGTTTTTCTATGGGGGCAACGATGGAGGCAGAACGGGTTGATGTTATTGAATCGGAAAAAGGCGGGGACGCCATATTCGAGGCCCGTATTGTTGTCGAGTTTACCAGCATGGAAGAAGCGGAGTTCTTCGCCGAAGAGTTTATGGCGAGAGGAATGCTGGGATTAATGGATTTTCAAATACCGAGTATGCACTGATGTGGTTAACAATTTTACTGATCTTAATGGGGGTCTGATATGCCGAAGGTAGGCGGTAGACATTTTGCTTATTCAAAGAAGGGTATGGCTGCGGCTAAAAAATACTCCAAGAAGTCCGGGAAGAAGATCAAGAAAAAAAAGAAGGCATGATTGACAAGCGGGAGCTACTTCTAGGGACGATAGTAGTTTTATTTTTCATAGGCGTATTCTGGTTCTTTTCATAATCTCCCTGCGGATACACCACTGACAGAAAAACTTAGGTATCCAGCATAGATTCAGAATAAGGATTATCACTTGCAGATAGAACAGACAGCAACAACAGACCTGATTCCGTATGTAAGTAATTCGAGAACGCATTCAGAGGGACAGGTGGCGCAGATAGCGGCCAGCATAAAGGAGTTCGGATTTAACAACCCCATCCTGGTAGATAAGGAAAAGGGAATCATAGCAGGGCATGGAAGAGTATTAGCTGCCCGGAAGTTAGGCATGGACAAAGTCCCGACAGTCGAGCTTTCGCACCTGACAGAGACCCAGCGCAGGGCTTATATTATTGCAGACAATAAGCTGGCTCTTAATGCGGATTGGGATATGGAAATGCTCTCCCTTGAGATGGGCGGTTTAGACCAGGAGGGATTCGATCTATCGTTGATAGGTTTCAATGAAGACGAGTTGGCTAATATCTTTGTGGAAACAACGGAGGGACTAACAGACCCGGACGAGGTTCCCGAAGTACCAGACGACCCGATAACTAAAACGGGCGACGTGTGGGTATTAGGTAAGCACAGGCTTATGTGTGGGGATAGCACGGTTGCCACTAACGTCGAGACGCTCCTGGGCGGCGTGGAGCCTCATTTGATGGTTACGGACCCGCCTTATGGCGTGGAGTATGATGCCAACTGGAGAAATGAGGTTGATAGAGCAAATGGGAAAAAGATAGGAGCAACGGCCGTTGCTCCTGTTCATAATGATGACAGAACAGATTGGTCGGAAGCGTGGGCGCTGTTCCCCGGTGATGTGGCCTATGTTTGGTGTGCCGGTACGAAGTCTCACGTTGTCGCCATGTCCTTAGAGACAAACGACTTTGAAATGCGGTCAATGATCATTTGGGGCAAAAATAATATGGTGATAGGCCGCAGCCATTACCACGAACAGAAAGAGCCTTGCTGGTATGCAGTCAAGAAAGGCAAAACGGGCCATTGGGGCGGCGGGCGCAAGCAAACAACGCTTTGGCAGATCGACAAGCCCATGAAGTCCGAAACAGGCCACAGTACGCAAAAGCCCGTCGAGTGCATGAAACGTCCTATAGAGAACAACTCGAGTCCTGGCCAAGCTGTTTACGAACCATTCTCAGGCAGCGGCACAACAATAATAGCTGGAGAGATGACGGGGCGTTGTATTTACGCAATGGAACTATCCCCGAAGTATTGTGATGTAGCTGTGG